ATGTTGATTTCATCTTCAACTGCCATACGACTTGTTAGTTCACTTACTTCGCCCTTGAGTGTGTCTATTGTTTGTGCCTGTTGTGCTGTCCACCATACAAATGCACTTACCTGCATAACGATTGCTATAACAACACCTATTCCAAATTTTACGTTCATGGTATTTCCTTTACAGTTATCTACCTTGCCCTCTATATTTTTTATAACTACGTTTTTTTGATTTATTTAACGATGACAGTTTCAACATTGAGTTGTTCCCGCCGATTGAAGTTTTCTTTTTAGTAGCAACTATGTTACTACTTGTAGTTTTAACTTTAGCCATTGTTGCCTCCTATAACATAAAGTGCTAACTTTATTTATCAAGAATAAAGGGCGATGTTGCCACCGCCCTTGAACACTGCTTCTTCTATGATTATATCTTAGAATTTAAATCCAACTGTTACAGATGGAGTAAACTCTTCTGAGTCTAGGTTGTAGTTTAGTTCTGTACCTAGATCCAAGCCTGCAACTGTACGACCGTATGAAGCACCTACGTTTTGTAGCATGTCTGTGTCGTCACCGTTTACATACGCTGTTAGACCCATCATAGAACCGTCAACTTCGTATGCAATAAGTTCGTTAACTGAAGTATATGTTAGTGTTGAACCTAACATAATGTTTGCAACTTCAACTCCGTCAGCACGACCACCTAGTGTCCAGTTTTCTGTGTCTAGGTTGTAGTCACCACTTGCTGTAACTGATGCAAAGGATGTTCCCATTGTGTAAGCACCTTGAACATTTGAAATGTCTGAGATATCTGCATTCCAATCTGTTAAGCCTACTGCAACTTGTGCATCGCCTACAGATACTTTAAGTGATTCTTCCATTGCTGGCGCTGCTAGTGTTGCGCCGTTTTCGCCTTCAACAAATACACCATCTTGATCACCAAATGATAGTGTTGCTCCTGCAACATCTGCACCAATTTGCCATTGATCTAGTGTAAAAGTACCACCGTCTACTGATTCAACATTAAATGAACCAAATGCAACATTACCTGCACTTAGGCCTGCACCTAGTGTAAGAGTTGCTTCTTTATCACTGTTTACTTCTACTTCCATTGAACCAGATAGCATTGCACCTACCGGCATTGGATTAACAGTGTCTGCGTTTGCTACAGTCGCTGCCATTGCTGCGGCTGCTGCTAAAATAAATACATTGCGCATTAATTTACCTTTCGTTTATTTTTTATTATTGCGTAGAAAAGGGCAAGTGATCAGCTTGCCCTTTCTCATGTTTATTTAAACATATTCTTCGCTGCAATGCAACAAATAAGAGTAATTCTTATATAGAAAGTTTTTTGGTGTTACATCTGAGCAACACTAAGATAAGTTAGCTAAAAGTTCCTTAAACTTTTTCTTAGACTTGCCTGTTACTTTTGCATCACGGATAGCATCTACTGCTTCTTGTGTTAGATCACCAACCACAACAATAGCAATCATACCCATTGACTTGTGTGGTGTGCATTGATATAGATATACACCTGGTGTATCAAATGTTAATGTTACATCTTTTGACACTTTTGATTTCTTAGGTGCTTCCCAACCTTCTGGACCTGCGATGAACTCGACGTTGTGACCTTTGTCTGTTGCCAACCAAGTAACTGATTCGCCTGGTTCAACGACAACGATTTCTTGTGAGAACACCATCTTACGTTTTTTGTCTTCTGGGTCCTTGTTCCACATTTCAACTGTGACGTCTGCTGCTAACACTCCTGTTGGCAATACAAATGCCAGTGCTAATAATAGTCCTAGTGTAGTTAAAATTCGCATCTTTATCCTCCTACATAGATTACGTGTATAAAATGTATAGCATGTATTTTTTGGAAAGTCAATAACTTTATGTGCGTTAAAGTGTAGCAGGCAAAAGAAAAGCACCCGAAGGTGCTTTCCTACTATTTTGGGTGATAAGGTATAGTTACCTCATCTAGCCTTAAGCGGCTAGAGCAAATGCTTTATCGTTTGCATTTAGTTTAATTGCTGATTTACGGTCTCGCCTACCGGTAACTCCACGTTCTCTATTACGCCTGTCGATCCTATTTCGCCCCCATCATAAACGCACTTTCTTGGCTCGATTAGGAGTTGTGTGCTGCATCACACCTATTATGCAGATAGGCGAAATGCGTTTATGGTGGAGGCGCCGGGTACCGCCCCCGGGTCCAGTTCGTCGTTGATTGGCTTCAACGTTACAATTTATTTATACACTAGTTTTAATGCTTTGTCAACCTGAAATATACACTTTGTTTTTAGGACGGTACCAATTCTTTTGATTGTGTAATTTGCCTAATACTTGTGCGATTAGTCGTTGATCTGGATATTCTGCTGTTGTCATAAATGCTGTCAGACTGCGCTCTATTAACTCTAAATCGTCAACAGAGAGTTCAAAGGTTTTGTTTGGTTTCATATTACCACTTTTCTAAACGTGTTAAATTTTTTTGGGAGCGGACTGCGTTCATAAGACGTAAAAGTTTTTTACTATTTGCTTCTTCTGGACACCAGCCGTTTTTTGTTTTGAATGCTTGTTTGCGTTCGTTAATGTTTGCAAACTCTTTACCTAGTAGTTGCTCTAAGTAAGTTAAATCTTCTGTACTAAGATTCTGAATCGAACGAGATACCATTGTGTTTATTTCTCCAAGCTAGTTCGAACTGTTCATCGTAATCGTACAAAGGGGCACCATCGCCTCCGTCGTACCAAAGGCGTTTGAAATATCCATCTGCACTTGCTATAACTGTTTGGGGGTCTGCGTCAAGGTGGCCCTTGACCATGTAAAATAATCTATATTCTTCTTTAAGATCTTTTAACATACAGTATTTACAAAGTTGTTAAATTATTGCGCTAACATCGAGTTCGTTTGATTCTTTTTCTTTAACCGACTTGTTTTTTGGTTTTATTGGACGTAGCCAACTGTCTGCAATGTATGCTCGAGGACTTGGTCCTAGCATAATTTCTATATCATCTGCCTCAATCCACCAGTAGTGATCATGTACGGCTGCTTGGCAAGTCATTCCACGAAAGTCAAATTGTTCGCCTTCTTTAAACTTACCAATATACTCTGCTACATAAACAATACGCCCAACATTTGAAGGGCGTATTGAGAACACAATGATTGCTTTGTCACCTTGACTAACATTCATTTACATTGCGTTCTTTTTTTCCTGAATCTCTGCACGGCGAGATTTACTTAGTTTACCTAATTCACCTAGTGCTTTTCTAGCTCTTGCGGCTGCTGCCTTTACACCCTTTTCTTCAAAGGTTGCATGTTCTGCTAGATAATTTTGATATGCTTGAACAATTTGTTCATGTGTTGGTTGTGTCATACATTTTCTCCTGTAATGATATTATATATTTCTCTCCAGTTCTTTACACGGGGTATTTCTGGATGTTCGTAATCCATATTGTGTCCATGTTCTACTAGTAGAGAATTTAGTCCGATCTTTTGTCCAGCTAGTGCATTTTCTGGTTTGTCTTCTAACCACCAACATCCTGTATCTTTGTAAGGTGCTAGTGCGTCATCCTTGTCTGCGCCTGTGCTTAGAATAATAAATTTATCAAATGCAGTTTCGCCAAACAGTTTACGGATATTCATCTTCCGTAATCTTTGAGCATTTCGATCTTTGCTCAAACTTGTAATGCAATGAAAAACATATCCATGTTCTTCGTGCAATCTCTTTACATAATGCTGTGCATCACGAAGTGCAGGAAGAAATCCAATTGCTGCACTTTCATTAAAAATCTTAATTAGTTTATGACCTTGATTATTGGAAATGCCGTATCGGTCTCCAATGTTATATATAAGTTGTCCACCGTTTTGTTTATTAAAACCGTGTTCTTCCATCCAACAATGAAAAGCCCATTCCCAATCTAGAATAACGCCATCAGCGTCTGTAAGTATTACTTTATTTTTCAATTTTAGCCTCTTTCTTTGCCTTAGTATTTTTAATCATACCTTATAGTAGCATAAAAAGAGGTTGTTGTCAACCTCTAACAGTTTAAAATATGATTGATTATTAGATCTGCGGTACTACTATTGTTGGAGATCCTGTGTCGCCAACAATAACACTGCTTAATCCGTCAGCTCTTGGGTGTGTACAATTATCAGGATCGTCTTTTCTATTTATAGGTCTACCTTCGATAGAAACTGAAGGACTGCCATTAGCAGTTACAGGCGATGCGTGTACTCCAGATCCGTGAGCGTCAACAGGATCTCCGTCTGTTGCAACATATTCAGATCCAGCTTTAACTTTTGTTTGCTGGGTGCTGAGGACGGCAGCGTCTTCTACATTTAGGTCGCCTTTACGATGTATTTCCTGTGCCATTATACCATTTGTATTCCGCTTGTACTAGAAACATACTGTTTAGCCATTTCGCCGTCAGTTTTATGTATTACTAGGCATGCATTTTTATTTATTTTGATTTTAGCTTCTGGATTTAATGTAAATGCAAATGGACCTAGTCCGATGCCCTGACCACTTGCCATAATCGCCATTGGCTTTTCTACTGTAATTGTATCTGAACTTTCTTCTATAAAACGAGCAACAATTTCTTCACCTGCTGTTGTTTTAATTGTAATAGTGTCTGTTGCCTTGTAAGGTGTTTCAATGATCATAAAGTATATCCTGTGCCGTTATAATTAGTTTCTTCAATGTACTTTGCTAGGTTTTCAAATCCGCCTATCTTGCTACCAGCAACAATTATTTGCGGTACAGTACGGGCACCTGGGAATTGTTCTAGCAATTCTTCTTTTGTGTAATCAGTTCCAAGACTAAAATATTTAAAAGCTAATCCATTTAGATCACAAAATGCCTTTGCTTTTTCACAAAATGGACAATGTGGTTTTCCGTAAATTTCAATCATAATGAAAATCCTTTTAGTGAGTCTTTATCGACGTCTTGTTTAATGCCGCCAACGATATAAGACTCTACTTCTGTTTCTTGAGGAGCAACCTGCAATCCTGAACTTGATAGCCAATGCTGTGTCCAAGGTAGCGGGTTAGTGTTTACTGGTGCATCAAAGATAGCATTCATGCCTAGTGCTTTAAGTCTGCGGTTAGCAATGTATTCTACATATTGGTGAAGTAGTGTTTCGTTTAAACCAATCATACTACCATCTTGGAACAAATAGTTTGCCCAGTCTTTTTCTTCTTCAACACATGTACGCCATAAGTCATAGACTTCTTCTTCGCACTCTTTAGCAATAGATACCATTTCTGGATCGTCTTTGCCTTGAGCCCAAAGTTTAAGAATGTGTGTGCTTAGTGCCAAATGCTGTGCTTCATCCCTAGCAATAAGTGAAATAATCTTAGCACTACCTTCCATTAGCTTTAGTTCTCCAAAAGCAAATGTGCAAGCAAATGACACATAGAAACGCAAACCTTCTAAAATGTTTACTGTTTGCATTGCTAGATACAACTTCTTCTTAACATCACGCATACTACCTTTGCCTTTATGGATAAAGGCATCTGCTGCTGCATTAAATGCATCATAGTGTTTGGTTACTGAAACAGCACGTTCGATAATCTTTTGATCATCTAAAATAGTATCAAATACTTCACTTGGATCTGCATACACGTTTTTCATAATGTGTGTATAAGAACGACTGTGAATTGTCTCAAAGAAATCCCAAGTAACAATACAACCTTCTAGTTCAGGAAGTGATACGTGTGGCAAGAATGCCAAACACGGTCCACGACCTTGTACACTGTCTAGCAGTGTTTGATACTTTAAGTTAGCTGTAAAGATATGCTTCTGCTCTGGACGAAAGTTAGCATAGTCTGCTCTATCCTTTTGCAGACTTACTTCTTCTGGACGCCAAAAGTAGCCTAGCATTGTTTGATTTAATTTATCAAAGACCGGAAACTTAAATGTATCATATCTCTGTGTGTTTTGTTCTGCTCCAAAGAACATTGGTTGTTTTGTGAAGTCAACCTTCTCCTTGTTGAATACTGTCTTTGACATTTGTTCCTTCCTAATATATTTCTATTAGTATATGATCTAAATTAAGCTAAGTCAACCATTAAATTGCACAGGCTTCACATGCTTCTGCATCGTCAACTGAACTAGGTGCTAATTCTAGCTGAGTTTTTTCTTCTTCTAATTCACTTGGATCAGTTTTGTAATCGTAAGTGTTTTGGTAGTAAGAAGTTTTCCAACCGTACTTGTATGTATTTAACAAGTCTTGTAACATAACTGACATTGGCACTTCATTGTCAGGAAAATGAGTTGGATTGTAACTCCAATTGCCACTAATTGCCTGATCAAAGAACTTCTGCATTACTGAAACTACATTAATATATCCTTCGTTTGATGGCATATCCCAAAGTAGTGTGTAGTAGTTCTTTAGTGTTTGATACTGTGGAACAATCTGCTTAAGAGGCCCTTTCTTGCTTTTCTTAACAGACAAGTATCCTCTAGGTGGTTCGATACCATTTGTTGCGTTCGACACAACACTTGAGCTTTCGCTTGGCATTTGCGCACTAAGAGTGCTATGTCGTAGTCCATGCTCCTTAATGTCAGCACGTAGTGATTCCCAATCATAGTTTAATTTATTTTCAACTAAGGTGTCAACGTCTTTCTTATAAGTATCAATTGGCAGAATACCGTCACTGTACTTTGTACGGTTAAAGTACTCACATGCACCACGTTCTTTAGCAAGACCGTTTGATGCTTTTAACAAATAATACTGGAATGCTTCTGTTAAATCGTGTACTAGCTTCCATGCTTCCGGGTCGTTGTATTGCACCTTTTGACGTGCAAGATAGTGTGCTAATCCGATATAACCTACACCTAGTGAACGACGAGCTTTTGTTGAAATTTCAGCTGCACGAATTGGATAGCGTTGATAATCAATAATCTCTTCTAACGCACGAACAGCTAAATCACAAAGCTCTTCTAAGTCATCAAGATCTCTAATCACTCCTACATTGATAGCACTTAAAATACATAGTGCAATCTCACCATCTTCGTCATCGATATGCTGTAGTGGTTTAGTAGGTAGTGTGATTTCTTGACACAAGTTGCTCATGTAAACAGTATCTTTAAATGAACTATGTGTGTTACAATGATCAACATTCATAATATAGATACGTCCTGTTTCTGCACGTTCTTTAATTAGATCAGAAAACAATTTCATAGCATCAATTTTCTTTTTCTTAATGCTAGTTTTACGCTCATACATTTCATACATTTCTTTAAACTTGTCTGCATCGCCAAAGTATGCTTCGTATAAGCCTGGTACATCATGTGGCGAGAATAAAGTAATTTCTTCTCCCTTTAGTAGACGCTCATACATTGTTTTGTTAAGTTGTATTGAATAGTCTAATTTACGCACACGATTGTCTTCTGTGCCTTTGTTATTCTTTAGCACAAGGATGTCTTCAATCTCTTGATGCCAAAACGGGAAGTGTACAGTAGCACTACCGCCTCTTACTCCGTTCTGTGTGCAACAACGTACTGTGCTTTCGAACTTCTTGAGGAACGGAATGATACCTGTATGGGCTACTTCTCCTCCTCGGATCTTACTGTTAACCCCGCGTATCCTTCCGCTATTGATGCCAATTCCTGCTCGTTGCGCTGTATAACGTCCGATAGCCATGTCACTAGCAAATATGGAATCGAGAGTATCGTCACTATCAACAAGTACGCAACTAGCAAACTGGCGGACAGGGGTACGAACACCAGCCATAACGGGTGTAGGTATGTTGACTTTAAAAAGTGAGGTCGCATCATAATATCTCCTTACGTAATGCATACGTGTTTCTGTTGGATAGTTAGCAAATAATGTTGCTGCGATCATCATATACATAAATTGAGGAGTTTCAAATATTTCACCTGATGAACGATCTTGTACTAGGTACTTGTCTACAACTTGTCTAATGCCTGCATAAGTAAAGTTCTCGTCACGTTTATGATGAATGTAACTGTCTAATCTTTCAATTTCTTCAGCAGAGTATTTTGTTAGTATTTCAGCATCATATACTCCACGATCAATGTTCTTAACAATCATATCTCTTAACGAAATTGGTTGGTAACGGCCAAACACTTGTTTGTTTACACCGTATGTTAAAAGTCGTGCTGCTGCAAATTGATAATTTGGAGATTCTAATGAAATAAGATCGTTTGCGCTTCGAATTAAAATTTCTTGTATTTCATTTGTAGTCATACCGTCATAAAATTGTAAATTTGCATTCATTTCAATTTGACTACTGCTAACACCTGCTAAACCGTTACATGCATGTTCTACAACTTTATGTATTTTATCGATATTGAGGTGTTCGCGTGTTCCGTCTCGCTTGACGATCATTGTTCCATTAGACATTTTCACTCCTATTATGTGTTTAAAAGTATTTGGTATTTATTGTAATGGTGGCATGCTGAAAGTCTGTTGCGGTTGTAAATTTCTTGGTAAGTCTTTTTTTGCAACATGTGTCTCTCCGTCATAGCCGATGACCCTATCTCTGACATAAAGTAGATAATATGTACTGGAAGAATCTCTATCTAGTACAATATGTATCTCGAATGTATCGGTGGAAAAGCGGTCTGTTAACTGTAAAGAGTAACAAATTCCTAATAATTTTAAGAACAAACAATAATTATTTTCTTCAATTATCTCCCAAGGACTAGGCCAAGTCTCTTTATCATAGGGATCTACATTCCTAGGAAGCGAAGGTGTTTGACTATAAAAATCAATAGCATATTGTATAGGATCTTTGACTATTTCTAGTTCTTCTCTAAAATCTTTCCAGTCTAAGAGTCTATCTTCGTACTTGAGCTTTTGGAACATTAGGATCTATTTTTAACTCTATAATAAAAGGTTGCGTCATCATTACTAGTAGAGTTTAACACCATAACCCCAATTGTGTCAACCACAGAATCGCTATTATGGTCAAAAGTTTGAACATCAAATACTAAATTATCAGCTTTGCTATCATCTGGACCTATGAAGTCGTATTCATCTGTAAGTTCAGCTCTTTCAGTATCGGCATTATAAAGAATACTAAGCACACCACTGCGTGTTGCACCTAATGTACTACTTTTATAGATGTATTCTATTATAATTGACTTTGTATTAGTAGCAGACAATTTAAATAAACGACTAAATTGTCCATAATAACCGATTGTTAGCGATTGCGTAAAGTTAATATCTGAAAAGTTATTACCTTTGACTTCAGGCAAATACGGAGCAGTTGGATATGTTGATGATAGTTCTGAAGTTCTTGTAAACCAATCGTTTTCAGAATGATTTCCGTTTTGGTCAAACTGTACTACAGAATAAAGTGTATTTGTAGCATCACCACCTAAGCTGCCTCCTCTATAGAATTTATTGTCTTTAGTTAAATTACCTGTACCAGTTTTAACATATACTGCTTGCTTTTCGTAATCTAAAAAACGACAGCCCTGTATGGTATTATTAAATGGTCCAACTGTTTGTCCGCTTAAACCAAGAACAGTGTTTAATCCAAACACTATGCCTCTGTTACATGCTACAAAGTTACAATTAATAAACTTATTATCTGTAATATCCCAATCAGAATAAACACAATTTGCAAAGTTAGATATTTCTATATTTTCAAATATATTAGTACGAGATAGTACTGCATTAGATAACCCATTTAAAAGTATACCATTAGAACTATTTTCATTAGTGTCTCCAAAACTGAAAAAACTTTCTAATCTTATATCTTTAAATAAACTGTCTCTACAGTTTTCAAGATGCAATGCTGTTGTATTTTGGCGTGTTACAAGTGTAAATCCAGACATATGTATACGTCTTGCTTGATCACCAAACTGTGTAATAGAATCGTCTGCAGGAGATCCTGGCTGACTTTCACCGTTTACTGTTCTAAATGCAGGACCTGTTCCTTGAAATATAAAGCGTGTTTTTTCTTTTCCTGCACCTACAATAGTTGCGTGTGGCGGAATATAGATAGTTCCGTTAAAAGTGTATTGTCCTGGTTCAACATGTAATACTACTCTACTTGCTGAATTATTTTTATTTGCATCATTTAAGAATAATTGATCTATTGCACGTTGAAAGTTTGCTGTTTGGTCAGTACCGTCTGCAACAACACCAAAAGAACGAACACTAACTCTGTCGTCTAATCTGTCCTGAAGAGATCTTTCTACGCCGTTTGTATCTATAAATCCATCATTTTTTCTATAAGCATAATTGCTTGCATATTGAAATAAATCATCGTATTGTGTAAGCAATTGTGTATTGCCTACATATGGTGCGCCTTCTGATACTGCGCCATTACCTATGTAAAGTTGTTGTGTATCGATAGCCCAACCAAATTCGCCGCTTGCAAGCTGCGGTAAGCCTGAACCCGAATTCTTTTGTCCTCTACGGACTTGTATTCTTGATATTTGTACAACGGCCACGTGTTTCTCCTACGCTATTATTATATGTATTTATTCAATCAATCACTTCTATTTCAATACGTGTAGCTTTTGATTGTATTGGTCGCAGCCTTGAATCTGGATCTACATAATCGTTTTCTCTGTGTACAAGAGAAACATTGTATCTTACTCTGTTAAGAGAGTAAGCTGTATCAGAAAAGTTCTTACTTCCTGCAGGTATTCCTATGTACGAGTTACCCGAAAAAATTTGATCACAATCTAAATTTGAATTAGAGTGAAAATATCCTTCACGTCCATATGACATTAAATCATCTTTGCGATCACATATATCGTTGTATCCGTGTCCAAAGTCAGGAAAAATGTAACCAGATGCTTCCCATGATTGGTTTTCAGGACCATGCGCAAGTCCAACAGAGTGGCCTATCTCATGTAGATCGGTGTATATGTCACATCTACTCATAGATGCTGGTGGTTTACCTTCACTGAAGTATGTTGACACTTTAGCAACTCCACACGTATCTGGATATGACGTGTTTCTGCCAAGTACAATGTCTACTGGTAATCCAACCGAGATATTCTTTATGTCGTTAACAGAATGCCAGTGAGCAAGGTATACCTTAGTAAGTTTGAACCTAATGTGGACGCCCGAGTACTCATATACCTCATTATACTCTTTGACCTTATCTTCGTACCTTTGCCATTGGTAACTGTCAACATCATATTCTTCAAGAACACTAATAGGAACATCATCACCGTATTTGGCATGACTAGCATATAACAATATACCAAGTTCCCACGTAACTATCTTGTCGTCATCTTCACCGTAATATATGTAACTTTGAGAGCTTCTTTGTTTGTACCCTACACAGTCTATTCTGTTCTCTACTGCACAAACTGGTTCTGGTTCAATACGAAATTGTATTTCTTGCCTACCAAGTGTTAGAATACCATCGCCAGTGCGGCCGTCACCGTAGATTAGAATATAGTCTCCGTCACGTTCTAAAGATCCAATAGTCGACGAAGCATGTACCATGCCCCATGGCTCATCGTTACCTAAAAAGTCTGTGTAATCAACATAAACAACAGCAGGCTCAAATCTATCACCTTCAAATTTTTCTGTTTCTAATTTTAAAACAGGCGGTTCCCAACCACATTCTCTAGATTGACGATCTTTTTCAGAATATGT